CCGTCTTCTCACACTTTATAAAGACCGAAACCCTAGCCTCATCCTCGAGAGACCAGTGGGTACACCTCATCTTCTCGAGAGCATCTTGGTACCTAGCCTTCTTGCGGCCCGAGTACGTATCTATGAACTGGTCATAGGAAACAGGGGCGGTCTTAGGCAGCAAAGGCACAAGCATTCCCCTCGTCTGGCTAAGACGAGACTGAAAAACTGAGGGTTCCGGTAGTGGGGGAGCAACAAACTCCCCCCCTTTCTTGACTGTGAAGACACGTTCTTTCACAGCCCGCTCTAGTGTGGCGAAATCATGATTGAAAGGAACAATGGACACAGGAGGAGCCACCCTCCCGACCCGACAAAGTTTACGACACTTAGTTAGTCCCAATTGAGCTGTTGTCCGCAAACGGTGAGGGGGGACAACTGCCTTGCTAGGAAGGCAACCCTCACCGGACAGCTCAACTGGGCACCCCTATTCAGGAAAGTCCGAACGGATCCTAAAGATCCGTCCGAACGCAGACTTGCCATTCAAACGTGACTCCATAACGCTGGACATCATCATCAATCGGCACATGTGGAAGTCCTTGGTGGGCACAAACGATAAGAACAAAGCCCGATCAATGGCGAGGTTCTTATCGCAAACACGGAGATCCTTGAATGTCTCCTCCAAGTACTTTTGAATCCACTTCCTGGTGACCAACAAGTTAGCCTCAGATAAAGGACGCTGGCCAAACTTGTTGTAGGCCACCTTGGCCACAGCAACAGCGAAACGAGAGCGTCTCCCTTTCGCCAGCTTCTCGACGCGACGCAATCTGCGAGAGTCAACAACCTGTTGTTTCCCGGTCTTCTCATCTTTGGTGATCTCTGTCTTAACTTCCTCCAACACATGTGTTTGCAAGTAAACGCTGGGATCCTCATTCGTGGCATCAAACTCTTTGAGCATGTGAGTGGCGAGCTGGTTGGCCCTGTCACCCTTAACAACATAGTTAAAGGCGAATTTCAGCCATTTACACCCCCACCGACTAAGCACAATAATGGGGTCCTCTTCCCTCTTAAGCTCGTCACGCTCAATAGCGCGCGCCATAACAGGGCTAAGAGGTCCATTATCCTCAACCGTTACATCGACTGGTGGGTCGACCACGTGTTGAGGCAAAGAACCATCACCGAGAGACTCACCGGAACCGCTAGCACCAACACCACCCATGTTGATGGGCTCTTCATTCCGTGGGTACGCAAAGTGAGACTCGTTAACGTGAGCAAAAGCAGCAGAAAAACTGTCATCACACATCTTGATCGTCTTTGGTCGCAGTTACAATTTGAGCTCCGAAGATACCCCGACCCTTCAAACCCGATAAATCGAGAGATAATCTATACGCAGACGACGCGCAACTCTCA